ACGACTAACACTGCTGATAGGTCGTAGACGCAGTGTGAAACGAAAACATATTAATCCATTTCCCTCTTTACAAGCCTCGGGCGGCTGCTAGTGTTTTGCAGCGCATAATACGTGAGTCGGGCTTAAGGGATAGTCCTGCACATAAGGTAACAGCAGGTCGGAATATGCAAAAGAATTTTAAGGTAGTTCTCTCTGGAGAAAATTGTCGTCACCATGAGTTTTGTGACTGTACCCTGTCGATTGTAGGGGTAGGTCCTTTTACGGAGGGGTTTCGAGTAGAAAGTAGTTATGGTTCATTGTCGGATCGTTATCGAGATGCGGTGGTGAAACTAAATATGTGGCTTGATGGCAAAGATTTTGGTCCAGGGCAGCCTTTGCATAATATGGAAGTGGATTATTTTTTGGCGAATTTGCCGAGAAGTAGTACGGTGGTTCCGATACCTCCACCAGTGGCTGAGTTTTCAAAGACTTGGCCTGATTCAACACATTTGTTTAGTGTCAGTCCGATAGTGGAGCGAGCGTTGAGGAATGCGGATTTGCGGTACTTTAGGTTGAAGTATCCATATATGACGATTTCTTGGAATTTGTTGACGAGAGAGGTTTGGAATAATCCGAGGCATATTGTTCCCAGTTTGTTTGCCTTGTGTTTGAGGAAGCAGAGTGCGTATCACTGGGCTTTGGGTACAACAAATGGTCGCCCACATATTTATGCGATGATGGCGAATTTGTATCCAAAGAAGTTTGCGAAGGCGGCACTGAGTGTAGCTCGGACGGTGGTGAAGGATCAGCAGGCTCCGCCGTTGGAGTTTATTGGGGAGGCGATAGACCATATGTATCGTTTGATGAAGATAGATCTCTCTGAGAAGACACATGTGCCATTTTCTCTGAAACCATTGGAGGGGATGTATTTAGGTGCTTCTGCAGGGTTTACTAACCAGAAGGCGTATGAGATTCCAGTTTCGAAAGATATGCCACATCCTGTTAAGGTTTCGGGTCGTGGGAAGAAGGCTGATCATTTTGATCAGTATATGAATCAGATTTTGGAATTTTTACGTACAGGGGTTGAACCTCCAGTGTTTTGGACACTTCCTCCGAAGAATGAAAATGGTCAAACGTTTTCTAAGCAGATGGATGATGCGTTATGGGCAGCGACCTTAGATAAGTTGCGTGTTTTTAATATTCCGAGTGGCATATACATAATGTTGGAAAGGGTATGTTGTTATTTTCGTCATATGAAGGAGCGTGGCTGGGCGATTCGTATAGGACATAAGTGGGGTAGAGGAGGTGCAGACTCAATTGCGCAGTGTCTGGGAGTAGATTTTACTAATTGTTGGAGCCCCGAATTTGTGGAGGGAGATGTAGAGAAATTTGACCAGGCAGTATTGGAGGTGTTTGTTAATCTTTATTATTCGACAATGTTAATACATCATGCGCCGGGGGAAGATAAAGATATATTTGAGAAGGTAAATAAGTTCTTGTTGAAGGTGATGTTGAATCGTATCACGAAGATCTTCGGAGATGTGTGGGTTACTATTAAGGGAGGGGTTCCTTCTGGTTCGTATAATACGTCCGATATTGATTCCTGGGTGATGTTATTGTATTTTTGCCTATTTTGTGTCTGGCAGATAGCGATGGCACCACCTGAGCACCAGGAGGAACTGGAGTTAGTTTTTCTTGCCATTTTGAGGATTGTGGTTTATGGTGATGACCACGTTTATAGAAAAGGGCTAGGAATTGCTTCCCATTATTTTTCGGGGGCGGCGTTTGCTGATTTCTTGTTGAAGCATTTTAATGTTAAGTTACGAGACATTAAGGATGGAATCCCCTTTGTTAGTGTTACAAAGGATGGTTGGATAATGAGAGAAGGGGTTACGTTTTTGAAGCATCAATTCATAATAAACCCTGAGAAGGGAGCTGGGCAGAGTAAGTTTCTTCCGTTTAGGGAATCAAGAGAGGTGATGATTAGGGCGATATGGGGTCGAGAAACCCGGTTTAGGGATGAGATCGATGTTCTCTTGTCTATTATAGGGCATGCTTATGGCACCTATGCGGCGAATCCAGATGCTTACGACCGGCTGAATTTGCTGTACAAAGAGATTGTGGGTGTGATAGGGGTGGAAAACTTAGGAAGTCGACTTGTGGAAAGGGTGGGGCACGATGATTTAAAGAAATTGCGTCAGTTGGGGATATCTGAGGAGGATATCTTATCGGGGTTTCCTGCTTGGGAAACTTTGGTGAGTAGGAATGTGCGAGATGAGGCTTATCAAGATATATCCTCTTTGGCATTTGATACTTTAGATCCTGTTGATTTGGACTGATATAGTCAGGGAGTTTGAAATTGAGTTAATCTCCGCGTTATGCGCGTGAAAAAGGAAAATTGAAAAATATTGAAGAGTAAATGAAAAATAAAATATAAAAAAAAATAAATGGATTAAGTCGGAAGAAGTTGTTAGGAAAAAAGAAAAAAAACGAAAGAAGAACTAAAAATAAAGGGAAAAGGCAAAAAGAAAGAGAAAGAAGGGAATACTAAGAAAAGAAAG